GTCTCGAACACGATCGCTGGCATGCGAAAGGGAGTGAAAGTTAAGAATCGTCAGTCGTGCTTGTACTGTCCATACGCGAACACAGAGCACTGCACTTAAATTTACTTATTCGTCTCTCTTCTTAATTTTTTCGAAAGAGGAAAATTTCTTGCAGAAGAAAAAGATTCTGATACTATCAGATCATGCTTTGTCGACATCAGGCGTCGGAACGCAGACCAGGCATCTAGTCAACGGTCTCCTGAAGAAAGGAGGCTGGACCTTCAGGCAGTTCGGCGCTGCTATCAAGCATTCTGATTACAGAACGGTCATTGTCAATGATGATTTCATCATCAAGCCGATCGACGGATTTGGAACTAAAGACATGCTTCGTGTTACTTTGGCGACAGAGAAGCCTGACCTAGTTCTTATTTTCACAGACCCTAGATTCTTCATCTGGTTGTTCGAGATGGAGGACGAAATTCACCAGACGTGTCCAATAGCGTGGTGGCACGTCTGGGATAATTGGCCTAAGCCGGAATTCAACGCTCCATTCTATGACTCTACTGATTTGATAAATTGCCACTCGTATCTTACGTATGAGATCTGCAAGCAGGATTTCCCGCAAAAGACCAATTTCATACCTCATGCTCTCCCGCCAGAGATTTTCTATCCTTTGACGGATGAGCAGAGAGCAGCTAGGAAAGCTGAGATTCTGGGAAATGAAAAGAAGGATAATTTTGTTCTATTCTGGGTGAATCGAAATGCTCGTAGGAAGCGTCCGAGCGATGTGATAGAAGCCTGGTCGGTGTTTGTCAAGAAGATTCGTCAGGAAGGAAAGAGGGACGCAACTCTAATCATGCACACTGATCCGCTTGATCAGGAGGGCCCAAACCTTCATGAAGTTGTGAAGCTTTTCGGCGTTCAGGACAGTGTTATTTTCTCGACCGATCGTATCGATTTCGAAAAGATGAATGTTCTTCACAATATCTCTGATGCATGCATTAATATCTCGTATGCTGAAGGGTTCGGGCTTGCGACCCTAGAGGCTATGCAATGCGGCCGTCCGATCATTGCTGCAATGACAGGTGGTCTCACTCGTCAGGTAGTTGATCATCGAGATGGGTCAGAGAATGGAGTCGCTCTTCCGATTGATAATCGTACGCTTGTTGGCTCTCAGATGGTCCCATATATTTACGAGGATTACGTCTCGATCGATTCGACGGCTAAAGCAATAGAGAAGCTTTACAGGATGTCTCCTGCCGAGAGGAAAGAGCTGGGTGAAAAAGCTCGTAGATATGCTCAGGAAGAATTCTCTTACGACAAGGTAATTGATCGTTGGGATGAGACCCTGAAAGAGACGATTGAGAACTGGAGAAGCAGATACAAGTCTTGGAAGAAGGTGACAGTATGAGCAAGAAGATACTGGTAAGAGGTCCGCTCCTTAGCGAGTCTGGGTATGGAAATCATGCTCGTCAGGTGTTTCGATGGTTGCTCAAAAAGCATCCAGATGATGAAATCAGCGTCCAAATACTTCCCTGGGGCTCGACCAGCTGGTACGTAGATCCGTCTGCTGAGAGTGGTCTAATCGGCGAAATTATGAAAAGAAGCGTCGAGCCGAGCCAAAAGTTTGACGTATCTTTTCAGATACAGCTGCCGAATGAATGGTCACCGAATCTAGCATATAAGAACATCGGCGTTACAGCGGTGGTAGAGTCTGACAAGTGCAACCCTGACTGGATCAGATGCTGCAACGCGATGACCGCGGTGGTTGTTCCCTCAGAATTCTGCGAAAAGACTCTTAGAAGTACAGGAGAAGTGGTCGTTCCGATTGTTGTTATCCCAGAGAGCTTCATTCCAGAAGTTACAGACCCGAACTCTAAGATCAACATCAATTTTGAGACAAAGTTCAATTTTCTTCTGGTCGGTACGATGACTGGGAATAATCCCTTCAATGATAGAAAGAATTTGTTCTTTGCTTTGAAGTGGCTATGCGAAGAGTTTTCAAATGATCCTGATGTTGGAATCATCTTGAAGACAAGCATCGGGCGAGGCACTAGGTTGGATTGGGACGGAGTTGAATCTTCTCTTCGATCTGCCATAAGCCAAGTTCGTCGTGGACCATTTCCGAAAGTTCATATCATTCATGGCATGACATCAAACTCAGAAATAGCTGGACTCTATCGTCATCCCAGCGTGAAAGCGCTTGTGGCTCCAACTCGTGGAGAGGGATTTGGTCTTCCGATCTTGGAAGCTGCTGCCAGCGGGCTTCCAGTGATCGCGACTGAGCAATCTGGTCACATGGACTTTATGAACAAGGGAAAGTTCGTGAGGCTTGAGTATGACATGTCTCCGATACATCAGACAAGAGTTGACAATAATATCTGGATGGCAGGGACAAAGTGGGCTGAGGTTAGGGAGCCTGATTTCAAGAAGAAGGTCAGAAAGTTCAGATCTTCTCATGAGAATCCAAAGCAATGGGCTCTTGATCTATCAAAGATTCTAGTTCAGTCTCACAGCCCACAAGCCATCGATGAGTTTTATGAAAATTCAATCGGAGATATGCTAAAGTGATGATATTCTTGATTGTCGCAGTCTCTATTGAGACTGTTGCGCTAGCAGCATCATTGTATTACAATTACAAGATGGGTATGACGATGCTTCGCGTGCAGGATGCAATCGAAGAATCACTTGACGAGCTAGACAAAAGATATAATTCAATATCGAAGATACTAAAAGTACCACTCTTTTATGATTCACCAGAGATCAAGCGCGCTGTTGAAGACATACGGAAGTCAAGAGAGACGATACTTTACGTAGCCAACCAGCTAACATCGATCCAAGAAGAAGAGGAAGAGAGTGGCAGCAGCAAAAAGAGTAGTTAAACGGGGCAACGGAACTGGAACCCTATATTTTGACGCTGAGACTCAGAAGGCAATAGAAGAGTTTCAAGCAGCTTCAGTCATTGAAGATAAGCACAGCATCTATGTGAACAGGATCATGCCGGCTTTTGATAAGCTGGTCGAAAGTCTCATTTTCATATATGGATTTGCCGCTCCGAATGAGCCGATTGAGCACTTGAAAAATGACTGCGTCACTTTTCTGTATGAATCGCTTCACAAGTTTGACGCGTCAAGGGGAAGCAAAGCTTTCTCATACTTCAATGTTGTCGCTAGAAATTGGCTTGTCATCTATTCCAAGAACAGGCAGAAGAAGGTAAAGAGATTCGTTTCTATCGAGGACTTGAAGGAAAGCAATTCTAGGGAAGCTGAGTACTACAACAACAGCCAGATAGGACCAAATCCTGAAGAGCAGATGATAGAAGCTGGTCGTAGAGATTTGATCCTTGAGATGATGAAGCGGATAAAGAGAAATCTTTATCAACCCCATGAGCAGTCTTGCATTGATGCGATCATAACCGTCTTTAGTCAGATAGACGATCTGGACTTTCTGAACAAGAGAGCAGTTTTTGTCTATGTCAAGAACATCTCTAATCTAAATCAGAAGCAGCTAGGTTCTGCGATGTCATCCATCAGAAAGCAGTACAAGATGATAACTAAAAATGGAGACTTCTTCTGATGGGTTCGATCGATAAGATACTTGAGAAACTTAAAGATAATGACAAGAAAGTTGAGCAGTTCTCTGATATCTTAGATTCCATCGAGAGCGCTTCTGAGAAGAAGAAGCTTCTCTGGAAAGAGATATACGAGAATGCGATAGTCGATCGGACCAACGCTCACATACTTTTCACGGACCTGTATTCCAACATGGGCGGATCATCTGCGGATCACGCAACGCTTGGTCAGACGTTGACAAAGTATCTAGAGCGCATGTCAAAGAGCAATGAACAGTTGCTTAATCTAGCTAAGCTAATAGCTGATTCCGAGACTTCCTCTGACCAGATATCAGAAGACGATATCTTTGATAGGATAAAGAAGTAAGAAATGCCGACTGCATTTGTTCGCGCTCTGGTAACAGATGTTCTTTCGAATCCATCTCAGCCAAAAATACCAACTCGAAAAACAATATCTGAGTATGCTGGCAAAATTGCTGGAGATGAGAATCTAAAGAATCTACCTAGAAACTCGCTTGCAGTCAAGATTCTTTCGAACGCTGAGTCAAAATCCAACGGAGGAGATGAGGGGGAGGTGATATGTTACCCGTTCTTCTCATCTCACTTTTCTATGCCTGTTAAGCCTGGAGAGGAAGTTTGGGTGATGTTCGAAGAGTATGATCCCCCGGGAAGATCGGCTATCGGATACTGGATCTCACGTGTTCATGGTCCTCGTCATGTTGAGGACACAAATTACGCTTACAACAGAAGAACTTACAAAACTTCGACAAGCTCAGCGTCAAATAAGAAAAGGACAAGCGACAAATTCTCAGAGAAAGAATCAGAATCATCATCAGCTGCAGACCCAAGCTCTCCAACTCAGCTTGACTCCACAGAATCTCCGACAACTAATCCAACTGAAATTATTGAACTAATACAGCATGCCGGTAAATTTCACAGGTTCGATGCGGTTCCTAGATACACCAAGAGACCTGGAGATTTCATCCTGCAAGGATCGAACAACTCGCTGCTGATGTTGGGGGAAGAAAGGGGTCACACTGGATTGACAGACCCTGAGGTCAGCGCTTCTTTACTTGGAGTTCTCGGAGGAAAACCTGCAATCGATATGGTAGTTGGTCGAAAGATGACTTCTTCTACCAAAACGATCAGCATGGAGCTTTTGAATTCAGAGATAGACAAGCGGGTCGGACCAGATGAGCCTGCAAATGAAGGAGAGGCTAATTTTGCAGATGATGCTGCCAGAATCTACATAACTGCAAACTCTGACGATATCGAGGGCCCTGACGCTCTTCTCTCTTTAAGATCACCCAGCGATGCTTATCCTGAAACTGACAATAAGAAGAACCAAATTGGGTCTTTCGTAGTAACAAAAGCTGATAATCTAAGGCTAATTTCTCGCAAGAGCGTCAAGATAATCAAAGAGCCTCCGATAAGTCCAGCAGAAAGAACTCTAGACGGGTCTGCCATCATTATGAACGATAATGGCTACATGCAGATTGCTGGAAAAAAAGTCATACTTTCATCTTACATCGGCGGAGAAGCTTCCCAGCCCTACGTCAGGCTCGACAAGCTTTCAGATTTTCTGGTCGCGCTGATAGACCAGCAGCAATCTTTGAATGATTCTGTCGCTTCTTTGTCGCGAGCGTTGTCTACTTTCGGAGCCGCTGCAGCGACAGTGATTCCTCCTGCTGCAGATCTAGGATTCACTTCCGGAGTCGAGCTCGCGAATTTGACTGGCCTAAAGACGCTGACATCTGTATCCAAAGAAAGAATCTCTAAAGAGTTCAGACAATCAACTCTAGGATCAACCGTCATCTACGGTGAATGATTTTTAGCTTTGAGCTATTTAATAGCGGGTGTGACCGAAGATGGCAGAGGCAAAATCTTACAGTTTCAAAAGCGTCGGAGAAAAAGCAAAAGACTTTAACGCAAGACAGATATCTCGCGTAACTTCTCCGCCCATTGGGATTAAGACTCCCATCGAAATTGGAACCAGCGATGACGGTCTCTTTAAGATGCATCGTTCCATGGCTGATCAGATAAAAGACAATTTCAGGAATCTCATTCTAACGAATCGAAACGAGAGATTGGCTTTTCCAGATTTCGGAGCTGATTTAGCCCCTCTAGCCTTTGAGCTTGGAAGCGAGGACGCTGATGAGGAAGCGATGCGTCGCATAAAGACTGCGACTGAAAAGTATATGCCTTTCATATCTCTAGAAGATTTTTCACTTACAAATCAAATTTCCGACACTGGGGCAACAGCATTGATAAAAATGCTGATAACCTACTCAGTTCCAAGCGCGAATATAATCAACCAGAAACTCTCACTGACAATGAGATTTGGAGGGTAAATGGCAGGAGATCAGCAGTTTAGAAATGCTCGCAATAGAACCTATCTCGCTCGAGACTTCGACGCGTTTAGGGCTGATCTGCTGCGCTACTCAAGAACGTACTTCGGAGATAAAATTCAAGATTTCTCCGAAGCCAGCGTTGGCGGTTTATTTCTAGACATGGCAGCAACTGTTGCAGACTCCATGTCATTTTACATGGATCATCAATTTAGAGAGTTAGGGTGGAGCACTGCAATAGAGATCGATAATATCTCAAGAATGCTCCAGGAAGCAGGAGTCAAAGCTTCTGGAGCGTCGCCTTCCAGCGTGACGACAACGATATTTATAGAAGCTCCGTCTAAGCTAGTCAACGGGAAATATGTTCCAGACCCAAGCGCTCTTCCCAAGATACTTCAGAATACAGTTCTTGCTTCATCTTCAGGAATACTGTTCACGACAACTGAAGATGTTGATTTCGCAGAAAATGATAGACTAGGAAATCTAAGAGCAGCTTACGTTGTTGGAGACGTTGATGTCAGCAACAACCCATCTACTTTCATTCTGAAGAGAGATGTTGTCTGCACATCCGGAAATATAGCTACAGAAATTTTCACAATTGGAAGCTCTCCTGCTCCATTTTTCACTCTGACTCTAAACAACACTGATGTAAGCGAAATTCTAAGTGTGACGGATGCTGAAGGGAATCAATACTACGAAGTCCAGACTCTAAGTCAGGACACGGTCTTCAAGACATTTCCCAACCTCTCGTCAGATTCAGAGGAAGTGCCAAGATCTATCGAGGTAATTCCGGCTCCTAGGAGATTTGTTTCAATATCATCACCTGCCACAAGGTCGACAAGCATCCAGTTCGGAGGCGGAAACGCTCTTACCACAGAGGATGATGCTATACCTGACCCTGAGACGCTGGCATTGCCGCTGTACGGCAGGACGACAATCTCTAGATTTAGTCTTGACCCTAATTCTTTGCTGCAAACAAAAACTCTTGGAGTTCTACCGAGCTCTACAACAATAACGGTCACCTACAGATACGGCGGAGGCTTAAATCACAATGTGGCATCAAAGACAATAAGAGCTGTGCAGCTGCTGAGAATACAATTTCCAGACGCAGTTTCAGCTGGTGTAGCAGCAAATGTTAGATCTTCAATAGACGTCAGAAATGATTATCCAGCAAGGGGTGGTGACAACGCTCTCACATTAGAGCAGCTACGAGCCCAGATACCATCAGCCAGAAGCCGTCAGGACAGGATAGTAACGAAAGAAGATCTTATCGCAAGGGTCTACACTCTGCCATCGAAGCTAGGAAGAATATACAGGGCAGGTATACGTCCGAATCCTAATAACCCTTTGGCTAGCCAGCTGTACGTCTGCTCCAAAGATTCGAACGGATATCTAACAACAGCAACAGACACTCTGAAAAAGAATCTTAGAGTGTATCTGAACGAGTTCAGGCTTATCAATGATGCAATAGACATTCTGGATGCTAAAGTCATAAATTTTAGAGTTCGCTTCTCGATAATCGTCAACCCAAACGCAAACAAGCCTCTCGTTCTTCAGAGCGTCATAAATGACCTTGCTGGGATATTGACAGTAGACAACTTTCAGATAGATCAACCAATATTAATCTCTGACATACAGAGCACGATCATAAACAACGCTGGCGTTCTTTCACTGGTTGATCTAAAAATAGAGAATGTCGCTGTCAGTGCCCAGGGCAGAACTTACTCAACAAACACTATGAACATTAACCAGAGCACAGTTCGAGGAGCTGTCTACGGTCCTCCTGGAAGCATATTCGAGCTTAGGTATCCAAATTACGATATAATCGGGAGCGCTCTCTGATGTATATGTTGCTGACCGCTTCGGCGGATACGTATATCACCAATAAAATTGTCGACGGGTCAAGGTCTGTGAATTCTAACACCGGCCGTGCAGGAACTCTAGATCTCTTCAAGTTATACGATGAAACCGCTTCTGGTTCATCGCCTGCTATCGAACTTTCAAGGCTGTTGATAAAATTCGATTTAGAATCTCTTAAATCTCTCACTTCTTCTTTGATAAATCCCAGCGATCAGTCTTTCAAAGCAAAGATAAGAATGAAATCTGTTTCGACAGGTCTTCCTGTTCCATATGATTTCACAGTATCATCATTCCCGCTGGCTAGATCATTTGCAGAGGGATACGGAAGAGACGTTTCTGCGTATTCTGATCTTGGGGCTAGCAACTTCATAAGTTCATCTATCGATAGCGCCTGGTTCATCTCAGGGGCTGAAGCTTTCGGAGCTATTGGCGATTCAAATGTCGATTACTACAGTTCCGGAAACCTAGGATCTGGTCTTGTCAATCTTGAGAGCAAGCAATACTTTGAGGATGGTAACGAAGATCTGCTAATAGATGTTACCAGCGTTATATCATCTACTCTCGCCGGAATGATCGAGAACAACGGATTTCGTCTCTCTTTCAGCGGGAGTCAGGAAACTGATGACATCACGAGGTTCGTTAAGAGGTTTGCTAGTCGTCATGTCGTCGAGCACGCTTTAAGACCGCGGCTTGAAATATCTTTCGATGATTCAATCAACGATTCTCATGAGAATTTCTACTTTGATTCTACTGGCTCTTTATATCTGAGAAATTACGTGGGATCTGGTCTAGCGAACGTTCTTTCTAGATCAATCGCAGTGACTGGAAGCAACTGCATGCTTCTGACAATTTCAACTGGAAGCTGGTCCACGACGGTCAGCGCTTCCCAAGTTTCGATAGGAACATCGCGCTCTACTGGTCTTTATTCATCTGAAGTCTACATTTCTGCTCAGGATAGTAATCCAGTCAGCGGATCCACAACTCTATCCCAGCATGTTAACTCGTCAGGATCCGTTGTTTTCAATGAAACTTGGAAATCGATTGACGGAAGCGTAATTTATCTATCGTCCTACTTGACCTGCTCTCTTCCGACAAGAACTGCTTTTGTTGAGTCATCACGAGACCTTGTGGTAAAAGCAACCAACGCCTCGACTTCTTATGCTGTCGGAAAGACGTACAAGATCAAAGTCTTCGCAAATGACCCAGACTATGAGCCGTCTGCGACAAGAGTACAGAGATCAACAAAGAGCGTGATACCGAACAGCGTGAAGTATCGAGTGAGAGAAGATGGGACGGACGAGATCTACATCCCTTTCAGCGACGGAACAAAATTATCATCTGACTCTACAGGACTATTTTTCAACATGAGAGTAGACGGTCTGCCATCTGGCAAGTTGTTCGTTGTTGATTACCTAGTTGACGACCGAGGGACTGAAAAAGTTATAAGAGATCAAGGTTTCAAATTCAAAGTAGAGAGTAACTGATGCCGGGTATTTTCGGTCCAACATACGGTGAGACTGCTCAATCCGTTCTCAAGGGGAACAGCGCTCCAGTTCTAGATCAAACTCTAGGAAGCGTAATCAACAACGTCGTAGGATCATCATCGTCGTTTAGATACGACCCTGTCGGAATTGGAGTCAAATCAACCCAGCAGCTCCCGCTGGACTGGTCTAAATTTGAGAATCACACTTTCTTTAATTCCGCTCAGGCCAAGACGAATGTCGCTTTCGAAAAAGTCATAAATGAATTTCCGTTTGACGGCACCAGAGATGAGATAGAGCAATTTCTGGATGAATTGACGGGATTTGAGAAGCATGTTTATGATTCGATACCGAAGAGCCTAGGATACCTTAATTTTGATTCCACGAATCATCTGGAAGTGAAAGATAGGGCCGGTGTTACAATACCTGAGATGTCGAGAGACACGACCGGAAATAGCGTTCTAAACCCAGGCTTATCATCTTACACGATATTCTCGTACATTTTTGTTCCTTCTATCGCTAATGGAAATCAGGTAATTGCCCAGAAATTGAATAGTGGTAGCTCTGGATTCACAGTCGCTCTATCATCCAGCGCTCTTTCCACGAGCTGCTCTCTTTGCATGTTTGTGAGTTCCGGCTCATCCAGCTACATGTCAGCCTCGACAACGATACCGAAAGGGTCTTTCATATCATTTGCTGCTCAGCATAACAGAAGCTCTGGAGTCGATAAGTTACAAATATACGTCGACGGTGAGCTAACTGCGTCGTCAATCGATTCGATAAGGTTCGGGCAGATAGATTTTCAATCGAACCCGCTCCTTGTAGGATCTGGGACTGATCACACGATGGGGTCATTCACGTTCAGTCCTTCATCGAAGTTGTCAGGATCTTTGGACGAATTCAGGATCTATCATCGCAGCTTCGCTGGTCCAGATCTTGAAAATATGATATCATTTCCCGATTACAGGAATGATCACCTCAGAGCTTATTTCAAATTTAACGAGCCGACAGGCTCTTACACCAACAACGCTCTAGCTATCGATCATTCTGGAAATGGTCTTCATACCAACATTACGAATTATCAAGAGAGCCAGAGGGCCAAGCATGTTTCTGCTCCTCTCTCCACTGAGCTCGAGAAATACAACCCAGTTCTTTTCTCTGATTTCGAAGGCGTAGCTTCTTTAAATTCCAATCTCCTAGCATCGGGTTCTGAGTACGACGCTAACAATCCAAACCTGATCACCAAATTGATACCTCAGCATTATCTCAAGCAGGAACAGGAATTTTATTCTCTTGATTCTATAGAGGGAGAAGTTGGACAACCGATAGACGCTGATGGAACTCTGCCCGGAAAGACAAAGCTTGGGTCTGTGCAGATCATATCAGCTCTTCTGTACGTTTGGGCGAAGCAGTTTGACGAGATTAAATGCTATATCGATCATGTCTCCAAGATCAGAAGCGCAGGATACACGAACGTGGGAACTGTTTCAGATCAGTTTCTTCCATCGCTGGCTGACTACTACGGAGTTCAACTTCCGAACATGTTCTCCCAGGTTGGACAGGAGCTAGGAGTCGTTGGAGAAAGCTCAAACGCCGATGTCGCAACTCTGCAGGTGACGTATCAATACGCTCAGAATCTCATCTGGCGTCGAATACTGAAAGAGCTCCCCGCACTGGTTCGTTCCAAAGGAACTGTCCACTCTATCAAGTCTATCATAAGAGCAGCCGGCATAGAGCCCGATAGCATAATGAAGTTCAGGGAATATGGTGGCAGGAGCACGGGATACATCATTCCCACGAGAGCTCCTCGTTCGATTGTCCAAGGTTTTCTAAACTTCAGCGGCTCGCTCTCTAACATTCCTTTCATTTCATCAACACCTCAGGGAACCTACAGCGGATTTCCGTACCTATCAAGCTCATATCTCATCGGATCTAGGTCAGAACCTGATAGTCATCCTCTCACGGGCACTCCATCTGATGGACTTTTCACTTCTGGATCTTGGTCATATGAAGGAATCTACAAGTTCGCCCCAGGGTTGCAGCACAATACGGAGCAGAGCTTGGTCAGGCTTCACGTCACGGGAACCTCTCTTCCGTCGAGCGAGCATGGCATTGTGTCGAACCTTGTCGTGACTCGAGGAGATTTGACATCTTCAATAGATCTCTATGTCTCTCCTAACTTTTCAAGAAATGATTCTCTTAGATTGACAATCACAGGAAGCAACATATTCGACGGTGAAAGTTGGCACGTGTCTTTCGGCAGAAGCGGATCGTACACAGAGTCAAGTTCATCGTATTACCTGTGGGCATCGAGGGTCTCTGCGACATCACCAGAGGGCACTCTGGTGACCGGCAGCCTATTCGATGATGGCTCCGCCTGGAGCACCTTGTCTCCGACCCTTAATTCATCAGGGACGTTCCTGTGCATCGGACCACAAGCTGTTGGAGTTTCACCTTCATATCAATTTTTGAACTCCTCAAGCTTCTCAGACTCAGCCCAGCAGACCATCTTTAGCGGGAAAGTGGCTAGAATGAGATTCTGGAGCAAGCAATTAACGCTCAATGAGCTTAATGAACACTCAACCAACTTCGAGTCGGTCGGCGTTGAAAACCCTTCCATAAATTACAATTTCGTGACCAGCATGACAGGATCTTGGGAGAGGCTGAGACTCGATGCGTGGATGAGCCAAGAGGTTACATCATCAAATTCGAGTGGGGAAATATCACTTTTCGATTACTCACAAGGGAATGTTGAAGTTTTCGGTCAAGGGTTCGAGGCTTCCTCACGGGTAATAGACAATGAACGAGTTAATACTTCCGTTCCATCTCTAAGATTCGATGAAGCTTCTGTAGACAATAAGGTGAGGATAAGAAGTCTTCAGGACCCTTCATCAGCACCTAATCTGTACGCTGAGACAGCTCCAGTGTATGAGATACTAAGATCAGAAGAACCAAGCGACGATTTACGATTCTCGATCGAAGTCTCTGCTGTCAGGACTCTGGACGAAGATATTGCCAAGATCTTTGCAACGCTCGATGAGCTTGATGATGCGATAGGTTCTCCAGAGCTCCAGTTCTCTCCCGATTACGTCAGGCTTGAAGTTCTGAGAGATGTTTACTTCAACCGATTAACAGAGAGGATAAAGATGAAACAACTCTATGAGTTCTTCAGGTGGTTCGATTTGTCAATGGGATCATTGATCGAAAATTTCATTCCCAGTAACACTCGTTTTCTCGGGTCTAATTTCGTGATCGAACCTCACGCCCTCGAACGTTCCAAAGTTCAATACTTAAACTACGGAATGTATGTTCGTCTGTTTCCGACTGATCCTGTTGGAGAGTACGCGGTTGTTAGAGTTGGGAGGTAGAAGTTGGCAACGACAGCTGTTGAGATAGGCGCGGAGACTGGCGCAGTCGATAATTTCCTGCAGGGCGTGGAGATCAAGACATACGGGCAGTACCGATCCGGCCTCACGCCAGTCCTCAGGTCAGGAGATGGCTCGATCAAGACTGTCGGCGGCAGAAGAATAGACAATCTACAGAGATACGATGAGAGTTTCTCAACAGATATCGGGACTGAGAAAGTTGAGGAGTATCCGAAATTCTAGACTGAGAAGAGGTCTTTCGGTGTTCCAAGAGATATCAAATCTGACT